ACTCATCCAGGTAACAGGGTGCTGCCCAGCGCAGATAGGCAGCATGTTCGATGTTCTCCCGCACCCAGCGTGTTTGTGTCCCATCAAAGCGCGAGTAATCGCCTTCCACTAACGTAGCATTCTCAGCAGCCAAAGCACACAACCGGTCCCCAATTGATTGAGGTGTGAGACCGGGAGCATACCACTGTATCCCCATCAACACGTCATATTTGAAAGCAATCGTATAAGCAGACAGGACAAGAGTGTGCATTGTTGGCACTGTAGAAATATTCCGTGGGTCATTTGGAACATTATATGCCTCCCGTTTCTGGAAGGATTGTACTACAAACTTCTCGTCCACATCCATCATACGCCTACTTGAACGCAGTCGCTGAGTCGGTCGGTCTTGTCGTTCGACAATGTCACTAGTAGTGAAAGGTTGCCCCTGGTGGGCCACTGGAACTAACAATTGGACAAACTCATCTGCGTACTTGCCAAAACGTGCTGGTGGGTCTCCGGTCTTTCTCACGCCGGAGTTGGCCATCATTAAGCTAGCAGCTTTGCGCTGTGGTTCAGCGATCCGTTTTTCAAGACACATCCGCTCGTTGTTTTCACACTCCGTCGGATAAACTGCCTCCTCGCTAAGCGGTCCAGGTGCGAACCTCCGTGCATACTTCTTCCCATCCTCCACGATGTTCGGTCCAGCGCAGGTATAATGCTGGGCAAACGTTGCTGGAGCCGCGATGTGAGCAGTGACCTGGCGATTGACATGGCGCAGGAAATCACTCAACACAGCAGCTTGATTCGCTGTCAGTTCTGACTGAGCAAATCTTACCACATCCGACAACGTCTTAGTTGTTAATCCATCATATCGGATGCGGGTACCAACAAAACACTCTTCCGTCATCGTGGCGGACACTGCAACACCATCACGGGCGACACTAATCTTTGCAACATTACCTTCCATAAACCGCATTGCTGAAAATCCAGAACCCACAGACACATCTAAGCGCCGCAGCTCAGTTGCTCCATCATTCCAGATGAAGCGTGGAACGCGAGCGAAGGGTACCATCGAAACAATCCGACGATCCTCACTCACGCTAAACTGATCTAACGAACACAACATTGAATCCATAGACTCCCAAACTCCCAGCGCACAGCCCACAGCACCAACGACACGTCTGATGAATGAACCAGTTGTCACTCCAATCCAAACCGAGTCATTGGCGTAGTCCCAAAGCAGATGCTTGTACTTACCACCGCCGTTAACCATCGTAGTGAACTCATTTTTCTCGACCCAAAACACTCCATCATCGACCTTTCCCGCTAACTTATTGGGAATAAATGTGTAACAAAGCATCGGACATCCAAAGGACGCCCAATAACCCCAGTCAACATAATAGTCAATGTCTGTCATTATGATGCAATGCGTGTTCCGAATCGGATCAAAGCGCGGACGCTGTGCGAAGTCGTTGATCTGATAATATGACCTGACTCCGGTGCAGTCCTGCTCACGTTGTGATGGTGAAACGACGTAGGGTTCCAACCCCATCCGTCTGGCTACTGAATGCATAGCTTCTGTCGCTCCATTGCGTAGTGTAGCAGCCTTTTCATGTGGGTGCCCACTTCGGACACCAACATGCGCAACTTGCAGTTTGCGCTGAATTTCTGCTCGCACACCTGGATTTAGCTCAACTCGAAAGTAGCTAACCAACCGGGCCCAAAGCCCATCCCGAACGACCGGGTAGTCACGAGAACTGTAAAGAACTCGGCGGACCATGTAGCCTCCTAAGAACGCTACCCCGATACACCCTACTCCACGTAGTGACGTACGAAGCATAGCTCCGGCTGATGTCGTCAGGACACCAGTGTCAGTAGATGGAATGGACTCGAGATCGTTTAACCGCAATACTATATTAGCC